ATATTAGATTCTTCAAATTCTAATTCAACAGAATCTTTAAATAAAGAATGTACTGATAAAAATTGATTTAAATCATACACACAAAAATCTTTAGGAAATTCATCATGTAATACTGCATTTGCTAATACAGCTTTTCCTGTTGATACTGTGGCCAGTTTATTACCAACTTTAAATTGAATACCTTTATTAATAGTACTAAAGTTTTTCAAAATTGATAATGTTTGATTAGATAGTTTCATTTTAATTCCCATTATGTAAATAAATATTGTATCACGTTTTCTTTATTCTGTCAACAATTCTTTCTCCAAAAGAAACATTAAATTACAAATAGCATGAGCCAAATGATGTTTATTAGTTTCTTCATCATATTTCTCACCACATTTCGAATCCCATAGATGACGCATCCCAGCATCAAAATATCTCCGTTTTGCGTCAGGAACATGTTTCCAGTTATCCCGTTCATATTTCTGAGCACCAATTGTTAATATTTCTACTACTGCTCTCAGGGCTAATGGTGGCAATAAACCATATTCTAATTTATTACCATCAAACTTACGACCCCCGGTAGTTGCTGTTTGAGAATACTTAATAGTATTTGATGTTATTAAATGGTCAATAATTGCAGCTTCCTCTCCAAAATAAACGGTTGATGAATCATTTGGACCATAAACGGTTGATGTGTCCATAGTCGGTGGTTTGTTATTAAAATCATAAGGTCCATATCTTTGACCAAATTCTCTATTACTTACAACTTCTTCAGCATGACCTTCTTGGAAATTAATTTTCATTACATTTCTCCTACATAATTTGCAACAGCTGGCATATCTCCTTTAAAATGATATGTTCCAATATGACTAGTTCGCATCCAAGGACATAACCAAATTTCACCACCCATATTACGCCAGAATTGACAGAACATATAATCTTCACTTAAATAACGTTCAGAATCTTTATCAATAATAGTATCAAAATAAGCATGAATATAACGTGAACCATCAAAGTTATCTTGACCAACATGATCTGGTTTGTAACGTAGGTTTGGATATTCTTTTTCAAATTTAGGAAATACTGAGCGATTAATCAACATAAAACCAGTACCAATTTCTAATACTTCTAATGGTTCAGTAACCGAGAATTGTGCAGTACCTTTAACAGGATTGAATACAAAATCACCAACAACATTTTCTAGTGTTTGTGCTTCAATATCAGGATTCTTGGTCAATGCAGTTTTGACTGATTTCCATTTGATTGCTTTCTTGGGATAAGGAGCACCGATAACTTCTTTATCTAATGCCAATAAAGTAATAACATCTTTAGGATCAAAATGTACATCAGAATCAATAAACAGCATATGTGTACAGGTAGATCGGTGTAGAAATTCATCGACCAAATAATTTCTAGCCCTAGTAATTAAACTTTCATTAAACAGAAATGAGAATTTGATTTCAATACCATATTGTAGACATAAACCTTGTAAATCTAAACAGGCTTTCATGTACAATCCATGATTCATTCCACCGTACATCGGTGTTGCGACAAACAAACTTTTCTTTTGTAAGTCTTCTTTTTTAATTGATATTTCCACTTCAATTCCTTACATATATTAAAATATAATTATACTACAGTTTTTTGATATTGTCAAGTTTATTTAATCCTCAACTTTTTAAAATATTTACGTTGTTTCTTAAGTGCCATTTCTAATGCTAATGGTTTAGCATATGAATAGAACATAACTTTGTTTAGATTATCCAATTGGTGTTGAAATATTCTAGCTGATAATCCACTGAATGTTTGTTTATGTAATTCACCAATGAAATCTTGATATTCAACTTCAATCTGAGTTGGGCGAGTTATTTTCAATTCTAGAAATGGAGTAGATAATGAATTTTCAGTCATTCTAACAGTTTCAATAGATGTTGATATAATTTTAGGATTAAAGAATGCTACATATTCATCACCAGAACCCATAACAAATACTCGATATAAAAAACCACATTGATTAGCAGATAATCCAACACCATTATGTGCTTTACAGGTTTCAACTAATTTAGAAGCAAAAGCATTAGCATCAATAATAGGATTTTCAAAATCAAAATCTGGTATTATTTGTAAGTTGTTTAATGCTGATATTGCATCATAAACTATATTAAATATTTCAGCTTTTTGTATAATTGGTTTTGCAGCTTCTTCAGTGTTTATTGTAATCAGTTCTTCCATAATATCCTCATTAAATTTTAGAAATTCTTGAAAAATTACCTTGTTTTTCAAATGTTATAATAGACCTAAATCTATCAAATAATTGGTCACCCCTATGACTAATAACAAATAGATTAGTATCTTTATCAAATTCATTAAAAATTTTAAACAAATTTTCCATTGAACTTTCATCTAAACTACTATCAAATATTTCGTCTAATATTAATAGATTAGTATTTGTAGAATTTTTTAATTTAGCAATTTGTCTCCAAGTCAACAATAATGCCAAATCTATTTTTTGTTTTTCGCCTTCAGAAAAATTAGAATATCTAAAATCATCACGATGCCTTGATTTTATAGTTTCATCAAAATTTTCATCAATATTAAAATTTACAAAAAAATCCATGGATGATAGATAATTGTTTATCAAGGTATTCATCACAGGTAAATATTGTTTAATAATTTTAGTTTTGATTCCGGTATCTTTTAATAAATTTGATGCATATTCATAATAATGTTTTTCTATTGATAATTTTTCTTGTTCTGTAATTAATGCTTTTAATTGGTCACTTAATAAATTTAAGTTTTCATTTTCATTTTCAATAGTATCTTTTCTATTAGACAATAACATTATTTCTCTACTAATTTTATTGAGGTATCCATTTATAGCAGAAATTGTTGAATTATGTTTAACTATTTCATTATTATGTTTTATTATATTGGTGTTTATCTGGTGTATTTCTGATATTCTAGCATTTAATCTAGTCAATTCTTCAGATATTTCACTTACACCTTTATGTATTTGGTGTTTTTTTATTTTCCTATCATCAATTTGTTTTGATTTAAAATCCACATCAAGTATTTGTCTACAGATAGGACAATCATCATTTTGTTCATAGAAAGCAATATCTTTATCAATTTTTTTAATACTAGATTCAAGTTTTGCTTCCATCAGTATCATTTTTTTAGATTTACTTTCTATTTGAAGTTTATCATTTATTTTTTGTAATAGTATATCTATATGTTTTTGTATTACATTAATATCATTAGATAGTTGGTTAATTTGTAATTCACTAGTTGTAATTTCAGCCAACTTTCTTTCAATTTCTTCATCATTATATTTTTTATGTTCATCTATATTTTGCTTTTGTAGTTTAATTTTTTCTGAGGTTATATTCAGTTCGTATTTGTTATTTCCAGTAGAATCTTTTATATCAGATATCTTTTCTTTAACCAAATTATTCATTGATGAAAATATTTGGATATCTAACAAATCTTCTATAATAGAGCGTCTATCGGATGCTGATAATTGCATAAAAGGAATAAATGATGCAGAACCTAATATAACAACTTGTGTGAAAGATTTAAAATTTAATTTCAAAATAACTTTTTCTAAATATTCTTGATAATCTTTAGCTTTTGCATCTTGATTTAAAAGAATATCATTACAATAAATTTCAAATATATTAGGTTTTATTCCTCTAATAATTTTATATTGTTTAGTTCCTATAGAGAATTCGACCTCAACTAAACCATCTGCTAAATTAATACTATTCAATAGATTTGGTTTATTAATTTTTCTAAAAGGTTTTCCAAACAATGCAAAGCATAAAGCATCCAACATTGTTGATTTTCCAGCACCATTCTTTCCAACAATAAGAGTATTTGCAGAAGAATTTAATCGTATTTCTGTAAAGACATTACCTGTGCTTAAAATATTTTTGTATCGTAATATACTAAAATTAATCATACTCTTTCACTATTCAAAGCTTCAACATAGATTTCATGTAATATAGATTTAAGTTTATTATTATCTATAGACATTTCTTGTACAGAATCAACAAATTTATTAAGTATCGATAAAGTATCTTCTGATTGTGTAATCATATCATCATTTATGCTTTCTGTCAAGTTTACAGAATCTTCAACTATTGTGATATCTATAGGATTCATTTTATATAAATTATCCATAAATTTGTCAAATAATATAGGATTAGTTTTATTAATAACAACAACTTTTACATATTTTTCTGTATATTGGGATAAATCTTCCAATCTTTTCGGTAAATAACCATTAGATGCAATATCATTATACACAATTTTAAAAAACATTTCATTAGGATTTGGAATAAATTGTAAGTCATATTTTTGCAAATCGTATAAATGGAAACCTCGCACATCATCATAATCAGACCACGTTAATTGATAAGGATTACCGAGATAATAGATACTATCTGAATTAGACCGATGATGATAATGACCAGAAAATGTATTAATAAATTTACGGAATAATTTTCTATCTAAACCCTCTTCTGAAGCCATGCCTTTATGCATAGCAAATCCAGCAATTTCAAAATGTCCCATACAAATACGAGCATCTGTATTTTTTATTTCATCTAAACATTCATTATAATTATCAGCACATATCCAAGGTATCATGCATATCTTGGTGTTATCAACTTCAATGGTTTGTGGTGTATCAATAACATTAATATTATCATATTCTTTAAGTAATAAATCAACAGAATTTACACTATCACTATTTTTGAAATATGTATCGTGGTTACCCGCAAGCATATGAACTTCAATACCAAGTTCTAATAGCTTATCAAAGAACATTTCCTTTGTTTTTTTTAATGATAAGAAATTTATATATTTCCTTCTATCAAAAGTATCACCCAATATTAATAAAATTTTAATTTCATTTTTAATAAGTGTAGGGAAAAATGTATCATCATAGAATTTTTGGTAGAAATCTAGAAACGAAATACTATCATTTCTAGCTCCAAAATGTTGGTCTGTTATAATTGCAATTTTCATACATACTCCATAATATAATATGGACTAATTATATCATACTTCTGTATTATTGTCAAGATTTATTTCAACAGGAGTATCCATAAATTTATCCAATCCTTTTTTCTTTTGGATAATAATCTTTTTAGATTCTAATAATTTTTCAAAAGTTTCAATAAAACTTGATAAATTATCATATATTTCAAATTGCATACCATTATCACCAAATTCTAATAATTCTTGTTCAGCATCAATACCAAATTGAGATGCAGATTTATATTTGATATATTGATGTTTCTTTTCTTTGTGAATTCTTCTAAGAAATGCATAGTATATTATTTGGGTAAAATATGCAAATGGATTTTTAGATTTATCTGGATTAAAGTTATCATAATACATAATACAATTTTCTATACCATCAGATATCATTTCATCTCTATAAGTATAATTCATAAAATTTGGTTTATGTGATAACCCATCAGCAATTTTCATGAAACATTCAGCAACATAAGTTGGGACCATTGGTTTTTCTAAATTATTTTCTTTTGCTTTTCTACATTCTTCTGTATGTTCAACCAATGCATTAAAAAAATCAACATTATTGACATAATCTTTCTTTATTTTCTTAACTTTCATAATATTTCCCAATTAATTGCAAATTAGACTTGACAGGATTTAATAAAGGTGTTATAATGCCTTATACCAGAACTGTACTTGAAACTGATTCTAGATAAAAACAAAATAAGATTCAAGAGCGCAGCGATTGATGCGAAGCATTAATATAGTAATTGCTTCGCAATAAGTCGTTACACTCCTTAATTCTAGTGAAATTTAGTATCAGGTTTTATGTTATCAAATTCATCCATTACTTCATCAATACTAGTTTGTTCCATATCATCCTTATGTTCCTCCATATAATTCCTTTTTTGGTTAGATTTATTAAAAATGTCCATATTTGCTATATAATATTCTTCCAATGTATCATTTGGTTCAAATGCACATAATATATCATTATCTGATATAGTAGTTTCATTATTCTTTACCAATTCATAAGGAATCCAATGTTGCATTACCAAATCTGGTTGTTCTGAGTCATAATCCAAAAATATCACCATTGGATTCTTTATAAAATTAATTCCAGATACATTTTTATGTTCACATATGATATCTAGTCCATCTTGTAGTCTAAGAATTTTTACACTCACTATTTTAATCCTATTTTATATAATTTAAATTTAAATTTTTCTTCAGTATAAATCTTTGTACGTTCCATAAAATGCTTCAAGGTAAAATTAACATGTTTATTAAACCTTATATCATCAGCTATATCATATAAGGTTGCTTTAGTTTTACCATCAGATTGTCTTAATCCTCTACCTATACTTTGCAAATTTCTTA